GGTATACCTACCTATCAACTCTTAATTTAAACTCGTTTAACACGCTTATCCAGCGTTATACATAGGACTTTTTATGACGTTAGAAGATATTTTATCTGGTAATTTTCCAGCAGCTAAAAGATATAAAGCTGGCTATGAACAGATGCCAGACTTTTTGCAAGATCCATATCTTGGATTAAGCACAAGTAACATTGGTAAAGTATCTAAAGGCCTTCTTGAAACTAAAGTAGGTGAAAAAGGATTTGATCCTCGTTTTGATCCTCGTGCTAAAGAACAACTTAAATTACAAAACCTTAAAACTATTGTTGAGCCTACTGGTAGACAAGATATTCCTAATGTATCACTAGCTGACTTTGAAGGTAAGCCATTTATCACAAGTATGTCTGATAGGACTGCTGCTGGTGGTAGATTAGTGGGCATTAATGACACTATGCTTAATAGGCCTATTGATCTTAAAGGTGGCCAAGACTATATGTTTAATAATGCTGGTCAAGTATGGGCATCTGGCCAAGCACCTGTTAAGCAAATTATGAACACTTCTCAAACTATTAAACAAATTACTGGCCAAGATCCTTTGTATATGGCATGGAGGATGGCTCCAAGTGGTGGTGACTTTGCACACATGACTGGTGAAACAATGTTGTCTTATGCTGATTCTGCATTAGGTAAGTCAGATAAAAAGCAAATGGATAAACTTATTAACAAACTTATTCCATCTTGGAAGGGGGTAAGCAACCCAGAGTCTATTGATCAGTACAGGGCTGCTCCAGATGCTGTTAGAAAGCAATTAAAAGGCCTTCTAGACGTTGAATTTAGAGATAAGGGTGGTATTGGCTTAGGTGAAGCAAGATTGTCTGTAACTGATCCAAAACAACTTATAGCACCAGATGCTGGCATTATGAATATTGGTAAGATTTATGCGGATCAACCAATGATTATGAACTCTGGCCATCCATCATACCCTAGAGGTATTGCTGGTGAAGGAATTGGCAGACTAGAAAAACAACACAGTATATTTGAATTATTACCACAAGTAGCACAAGACAGAAAAATACTAGATCCATTAAACCCATCTCAGACGGATATAAGGGCATTGCAAATGAAACCTTATTCTGGAATGATAACTTCAGATTTATTAAAAAAACTTGGCTATTGATATAAGTATTCAGCTTTAAATGCTTCAGCAATTTTTTGATTAAAGTTTTTTGCAAGCCATTCTTTTACAGATGATTCTGTTACAGTATCAATATTTGACATAATGCAAAACGTTTCATGAAGTGACAACGCTTCTAACATTTTTTTTGACATTTTAATGTCTGTATTTACATATGGGTTCATTGATTAATTATAGCATAACATTATTAAAATAGGAATATATAGTGGGATTATTAGATTATAAAAATTTAAAGTTTCTGAATGAAGGTTCAGATGCTGATTGGAAAAAAGCATTAGCTGAATCAAAGCTAATTGCTCAAGGCCAACAAGCCCTTAAGCCTAGTGCATATACACCTACAGAAAGAATGATTACCAACCCACTATCTAGTGGTTTAGAGTTTTTAAATGTAGATCCTAGATTTGCTAGACGTACTTCAGAAAAAGTTGCAAATTTAGCAGACTATACAACACCTCTTACTGTTGGTGGTGAAGGTGGTGAAATGTTTGGTCGTGCTGCTGCAAATAAAGATCCATTAGGTATGACTGGCGGTGTTGGACTTGCTGCTGCTGGGATATTGACAGGAAAAGGATCTAAAACATGGGATGCTGTTAAAGCCTCTCAAGCTGAAGAAATGTTAGCTAAGGGTGCTGACCCAAGAGAGGTATGGTCTTTATTAGGTACTGGAAGAGCTACATGGGACAACCAATTAAGACAAGAAATAAGTGACGATGCTGCTAAGTTTAAATATAATCCTATATATGATATTAGAAATATTCCAAGAAATGACTATAACAAACTTGGTGATTTTTTAGATCATCCAAAATTGTATGCAGCACATCCAGAGTTAAGAGAAACAAAAATAGAATTTGAGCCACAAGCATTTAAAGATAAAAAAGGAAACCCTAATATATTAGGTGCGTCTTACAATGATCCACTAGATAGAATTAGACTAGAAGTATTTCCACCAAACTATAGCTATCAAAATAATATTGATCCAAAAGATTTAAATAATATACTTAGAAATACATTGCATGAAGTAAATCATGCTGTTCAATTTAAAAATGATTTTGGTAGGGGTGGATCTGCAAAATTATTTCCACCAAGTTATGCAGATAAAAAATTAACAAATCAAATTAAACAAGCCAATGCATTACATATTTTAACTGAAAAACATAGCGTACCCTTAGATAAATTAACAGATACATTTAATAGGGTGACTGGTAAAAAATTAACCAAAGGTTCTATGGATTTATTTAATCAATATGATAGAAGTCAGCTTAAAGCTATATACAATGATATTGCAAATCAAGATATTAGAAAATACAAAAGACTTGGTGGTGAAGCTGAAGCAAGATTGGTTGAAAGAAGGCAGCCATTAACAGAACAACAAAGACTTGAAACATACCCATTGGAATATTTGCAAGGCAACCCATTAACATTAGATTACCCTACAAATGAATTGGTCAATAGAAATACTAGCGGTACAATTGAAAATTTAGATTTACTAAACAGTAAACTTTGGAAGAATTAATCTTCGTCAGCAAATCTATTTAAAAGTGCCTCATGCTTAGGATCAATCTCGTCATCTTCTTCAACAACTTGTTGGAGCAGCCAGTTTTTATAAACATCTGCCTTTTCCATATCTTGAACTAAATTACCTTTAAACGATGATCTTAAAGTATATTTAATAATATTGCCTTTTAAATATCCAATGTACTCTTCCTTTGTAAGTTTAGCTTCAATTATATCAATAACTTCAATTCCGCCTACCGTATAATGCTTTGGACTGCTAACATTATCTGACATAACTATCCCTCCATAAAAAATAAATTAAATAAATCGTAACAACCGTACATAAACCAAATCATACTACCAATAACTAAAATCCATACTGCAACATCAAGCAACTTTTTTAAAAAGGCCATTTCTTTCCCCATATGGTGTAGGCTTAGGTAATGTAATATAACCTTGCCTTTCAAGATTTTTAATCCTATAAAAATTTGTTACACAATCCTGAATAATATTTTTCATTGTGCAATTAGGATTATCTTCTATATAATTTTTTATAAAATATGCTTGCCTTATACTATCTGAATCTTTATACATTAAAATTTACCTCTGATATATTTAAGTATTCCATAATTATATCCACGCATTGTACACTCAATTAAAGTATAGTCAAGTAACAGTTCATCTATACGTCTACGATTGTATGCACTATGAAACTCTATTAAAAATATAACAGGAAAATGCACTAGATTTTCTAGTATCTCAATCTCTGCACCCTCTGTGTCTATCTTTATAATGTCGCATGGTGGTAAGTTCTTTGCACTCATAACCTTAACAAGCTCACCTTCTTTAGCCTGTTCCTCACCCTCAAACATACTAGCTTCACCACAATTATGTAACCCATAATACATCTGACGTTCACCATCCTCCTTGCCTATAGCAAAGTTTCTAATGGCTATATCGGTGCCAGCTGTATTCTGTCTTAATAGGTTATAGTCTTCTTTTATAGGCTCATAGCAATCTATCTTTGGCTTATCAAAGTATTCATGTGCCCATACAGCAAACCCACCTACGTTAGCACCAATGTCTATAATATATGGATTTGGCATAGCACCTACTGAATACTCACCTTGAAATATTTTCCCTACATGACTAATCATGTTGTTAGGAATGATCATACAAGCCTGCCGCTAAATTGATAAGTTCCTGTGTGGCCTAGCTGAGCCCATGCTGCACCCCAAACTTTAATATCATTATCTCTAGCTAATTTACAGAAGTGATAGTCCTCACTTAATAAATGATTTTGATCATCAATGCTAGTGGTAAAGTATTCCGTAACATTGTCACCCATATTTGAATTGTCATTCACATCATTCATATTATGCTTGTAAGACGGACACTTGTCTTTTAGCTTTTCAAATACCTCACGCTTAATTAACATAAAGCCTGTACCGCCATGCTTAATCTCAAATGGTTTATCCAGAGGCACTAACTGTGATTTAACATCACCTACCATGTTTACTACATACTCACCAGTAAAGTATTTTAACTGATCCTGTGGCACTTTCTTTTCAATAGCATAGGCCACACCACCCCAGTTAATTTCTTTTTTAGGGTACAGGCCACATATAATCTCTACGTCAGAATCAATCATCTTTAATAAATCTTTTGCTTCAAATTGTATGTCAGCATCAATAAACATTAAGTGTGTAGAGTCGCTTTTTAAGAAATCATTCACTAAAGTATTACGACCTCTAGTAATAAGGCTCTCATTATATAAAAATGAAAAGTATGCCTCTATGTCTTTAGCATTAAGCCATGCTTGTAGTTTAAGCATAGACTCAAGATAAGTGCCATAACATAAACCACCATACATAGGTGTTGCTATAAATAAGTTTGGTTTAATCGCCACCGTAAGCCTCCGTTAATAATTTACTGTTGTATTTTTTAATGTTATTTACTTTAATAATATTTTTTGTATCTGGGATCAATGGTGTAATAGTCCAATTATGTAATTTGTTTTTTATATCTTTAGAAATTTCTAAAGCTGTTGGTTGAGATGTCATAAGGGCAGACCACACAAGTTGGCCTGTAGTGTCAAACTCTTCTACTAAAAATGCAATTGGCTTCATTAATAAAAA